GGACACTGAATTGAATAAATTGTTACACGGAATCAAAGGAATAGCTTTAAAACAACGAACAATGATAAATAAATGGCAAGATGTGAATGATGGATGGGACCAAGATGAGGATTTACAAACTAAGTTAACAAAACTCGTGTTTAATTCAATGACATCTATTGAAGATGATGAAAAAGAAACAAATAAAATAATAAGAGCAATTGGTAAAAATACATATTTAAATAACGAGATTAAAGACCAATATAAGTAGAATTTTTATATAAAATTTAGTAATTATATAAAAATTTATTTACATCTGAGTAGAGCCAACACACATAGAGTATAATAATCTATTGGTGAAGTATGCTAAGAATGTAGGAAGGGAAACTAATATAATTTGGAAAATAGATTCCTTCTTTTTGTCAAAAAAGAAGATATATAACGCAGATAATAGGATATATACTAAAAGTATGAAATTGATAACAGTAAGATAGAAAAAATAATCACAGTATATTTTTCCTAAAGGAGCAAAAGGAGTTTGAAGAAAGGTATCGGATTGATCCATTATACTATAATTGAATAAAATAAATTAAATTAAATTAAATATATTATTATCGAAAAAGTATTAATAATATATATAATGAATTATGCTTTTATGAGAAAAAATATAAACAGTTTTGCTATATTAATTTTTTTAGTGTCTTTTTTATGTTTAAATTATTTTCAACCACCATTTCTCTATAACAAAGATGGATCTTTACGAGAATTTGGATTAGGACAAAGAAGAAAAACTATATTACCAATCTGGTTATTAAGTATAGTTTTAGGAATACTATCATACTTATTAGTTTTGTATTATATTACAATTCCTAAATTTAGGTAAATTATTTACTCATATGTCTTGTAAATCATTTGACCATCTTGTTTCTTTTGCTGTGCTTCTGCCATTTCTTGTTCTTGTTGAACAAATTCATCATGTCTCTTCTCCATTTCCGCAACAGATTGGGTACATCCTGAATTTAGAATATAATTATAACTTACGGATGTTACCAATACTCCTGTTAATGAATACCACATAAATTCAGCTATTTCTGTTTTCATTTTAATATATTTCATTAATTCATCGTAATGTTGCTGCCCTACACCAGATTTTAATAAACCACCCTTTTTCATTGTTTCCCACCATTCTGATAGGTTATCCATAGTCATTGAATTAATAATAAGTGATTTATCTTCATATACATTGTTAATAGCAGTTATCATCTCTGCTTTTTGGGGTCCAAGGTCTAAGGTCTTTCTATCTTTTATGATACTTTTAAAAAACTCATTAACACCAGTTATATAAGCAAATAAATAACCAATAGTATTAGAAAATGGGCTTAACCAACTAGGAAATTCCATTAATAATAAATTTAATAATCCAAATATAAATAACCATGGAACAAGCGTTGTTGTTAGAGCAGTATTATATTGGGTAAACCCACATATTTCATTTGTTAATCCTAAATTAATAAAGAACTGAACAATAATTAATACTAGAAAATAAATTCCAGTCCATATTTTAAGCATACTAGGAGATTTAGTGTAATACTTAAATATAGAATATGCTAGAGTTAATATTAAAAAGAATATAATTGATGCTGTTGGGTCTGCTGATGCCATATAATAAATATGTATAATTTAATTTGAAATAATAAGATTATAATTTAATGGACACATTAAGAAATATTCGACCTCGTTTAATAGAACCAGGAGTTAAGTATTTTATGAGTTCTACTTTAGAACAATGTCATAATTTTAAGTCTAAATATTATAATTTATTGTATAATTTAGGGCTATTGTTAGCATTTATTCTTGTAGTAGGAATTACTTTATATTTAAAATACAAAAATAAGAATGATTTAAAGCTTCAAGAAGAAAAAAAAAGAAAAGAACAAGAATACTTGTTAAATAAATTAAGATTTATGCAGGACTATAAAAAAAATCAAATGAATCATATGATGTCCGACCTTTCTAATTGGCAAAATAATCCTGAAGTTCAATTTTTCAATAGAAAAATATTAGCTTAGTTTATATGACTAGTAAAGAAGATAATATTAGTATGGATTCAATAGAATTAACTTCTGATAGCGCTGTTGTTCCTCAAGATAAAGAAAGTCCTGAATATCTTGAAAAGTTAAATCAATATTATTCAATTAAACATAATTATGAAGTTAAGAAACAAGAAAAGATTAACAAAATTATTAAAAATCCAGAATTATCGTTAAAACAAAAACAAGAAGCCTATTCTAAAGTTAAAATGAATTGTATGAATTGTGGTAGAAGAGTTGGGACAATTTTTGAAAATAATGATGGTATTTTATCTGCTATTTGTGGTGATAAAACAAATCCATGTTCTTTAAATATTAAAATAAATACAGGAAAATTTGTTCCGTTAGATGAATTAATAACCGCATTTCAAGCAGGTGTTGATGATAGTAAAACAGATATTATAATGACTAAATTAGATCTGTTGTTTGGCTATGAAAATGAATCGACAGTATTAGGTATATTTAAAAAAATAAAAAAAGAATTGATGGATGATTTAGAAAGTTTGATGGAGTACAGAACTAAATTTATTAAAGTTATTGAAAATCTTGATAATAAAACACAAATTAAGATTGATTTAGATTTATATTATGATAAAATAGAACTAATTAAAAATACAGTTGATGAATTCAACGAATCTGGTCAAATTAATCTTATTAAAGATATGATTGTTGTTTATCAAGATGAGTTAATGCCTGTTATAAAGGATTTAAATAATTTAAAATATAAATATTATGCTATGGAATTTAATGAAAATGATAATACACACCATTTAATTAAAAAACGGTATACCATTTCGCAATTATTAGATACCTTTGTAGAACCAGTTGTTGATACATTTGAAATTAATAAAACTGGCGATAATTCAGAAAAGGTTAATACGGATGAACTTAAAAATATGGGTAGACGACTTCAAGTTGATGATTTTGATTGGGGTGATGACGAAGAAGAATCAAAACAAGAATCAAAACAAGAATCAAAACAAGAATCAAAAGAAACTATTCCAAAAATTAAAAGAATTGTTAATGCTTCTGATGGACAATATGGTAACAAAGATATTATAATGTTTGGAGATAAGATAATTGTTAATGAAAATAATTACGATGTAAATCAAGGAATTATTGAAAATAATGAAAAGATATCAATTGAAGCATCAAATAATAAAGAAAAATACCAACAAGAAATGATTTATGTCGCTCCTAGCCATCCTGAACTAGTTGCTATAGATAAAAATACGGGTGAGATATTTGTAGTTGATCTAAATACAATACCTCAATATAAGAAAGATAATATTTTATCAGAAACATCACCTATAGACTCATCTCTGGCCAAAACATCTGAAGGTGTATCTTCAACATCGCCTCTAGAACCACCTCCTGCTAATTTATTAAATCAAAATATAATTGTTAATGATGATGATTATGACGATGATAATTATAATATAGGAGATTAAATTCAAATTTATAATAAATTTTTAATAAATAATTATTATAAATGAGATTAATTAATTTACCTGCGTTTTTAATAAGTTTTTTATTTGGAATATTATATGTTTACTTTACTAATCCAAGTCCTGATAAAATAACTGTTTATCCTACTGATGATAACAAGCACTTATTTCAATTTAGAGACAAAGTTAATAATTGTTTTCAATTAAAACAGAATATTGTAAAATGCTCAAATGATGTTGAAGAAATACCAATTCAATTATAGTTTATATTATCATAATATATATGGAAATTAAGAAGTTTTTTAATACAGAAACAGGAAAAATAATTATTTCAATATTATTAGGTCTAGGATTAGCAACATTATTTAGAAAAAATTGTGAAGGTCGAGGTTGTTTTGATTTTGTAGCCCCAACTTTAGATGATATGAAAAATAAGAAATATAAATATGGCAATAAATGTTTCAATTATGAACTTGAATCTATTATCTGTGATAATAAAAAAAAATCTGTAGATTTTGCGTAATTATATATTTCTATCAATCTTATTAGTATATTAGATATGGCTGATACTACGAGTCTTAATGATTTACCGACTGATCCTGTTAGTGGAGGTGGAGAACAAAATGTTGTTCTCCAAACGAGTGAAAAATCTAATCAATATGATCCTAATTCTGCTGCCCCTACCGTAGGAAGTGAAATTGCCGATCAAAAGACGATGAATGAAGTTGTTACTGGTATTCAACAAGCAAATGCTAGTGGTGGTTTGGAATTACCTTCGAGAGATATACCTACTAATACTGTTCATTTTGCCGATGAAGCAATTCAACCCAATTATGTTCCTCAAAAAGAACAAGAAGATTATATTCAAAATACAGATACTGAACAAGAAATTTTAGCTAGAAGAATGAAAAATAGAGATTCTCGTGATTCTTTAGAGATTTTGTATGATGAATTTCAGGTTCCTATTATTATTGGATTACTATATTTTATTTTTCAATTACCCGTTGTAAGAAGTAAATTAACTACTCTTATACCAGCACTATTTAATAAAGACGGTAATCCTAATTTATCTGGTTATATTTTTAATAGTATTTTCTTTGCTGTATTATATTATGTAATATCTAAATCAATGGCACATCTTCAAAGTATTTAAATTATAAGACTATGTAAAAAAAAATTGATATAAAAAAATGCTTTTATTTTATATTAATTATAATAGAGAATGAGTAACCAATTAAGTGAACACGATTACATTATGGTAAAGGATGCTTTGAATGCTATAAAGATAGCAGAATGTGAAGACTTTGTCAAAAATTTTGACAATAATGATACAGGATTTATGTTTTCAGAGCATCCATTAACTAATAAAATTTACCAAAATATTAAATATGAAGGACATTCTGGATGTTCTATGGCGTGTACAATGAGAAATGCGCAATATTATTTAAATAATATGGATAAATGGGCTAATATTGAATATATGTTTGAAAATATTCCTCAACTACCCAATAATATAGATTAATTAATAATAATTTAAAGTATAACATATATTATTATTATTAATAATGGAAGAATCCCCTATTACAATTGTAGACAATGTGACAAATTATATTGATGAAGTTAAATATGACAGCTTAAATGATTTAAGTAAAATGAGATATAAATTAAATTTATTAGAATCAATGATTTATAATGATTCTTTTTATTTGAAGAAATCAGTTGATGATGATATTCCCAAAAATAATCCCACTGACGACGAAGATATAATGATTAATAAAATAAAAGAAAGAATTGACCATTTGGAGAGTGCTGTTAGTGTTGTTATTAAAAAGAAACAGTGTCAAAATAGATTAGACTATTTAGAGCCTCTAGTTATTTCTTTATTACAAAATGATTTATTTAAAGAGAATTAATTTAAAAACCACAACCATAACAATCACTAGCAAATACACAGTCATTTGCTCCACCTCCAGGGAATTGACATCCCCATCTATCATTACCCACATTAGTACATCCATCTTTACATGTGCTTCCAAACCAATACGCACCTGTTAGCCATGGAACATATCTAGTAGTATATCCAGGATAATAATCAGGATAATATCTTACAGCTGGCGGAGGAGGTCTATAACGATAACCCAAGTTACCACCATACCATCTTCTTCCTCCTCTATTGAAATGTCTCCTTCCTCTTCCTCGACCACCTCTTCCTCCACCACCTCCTCCGCGACCTCCGCGACCTCCGCGACCACGCACACCTTCTAGAATGCTAAATGTTTCTTTTACTGGATCACAGACAATAAGTATTAATATAAATACAAATAGTATAATTATACTGATATATTTCATATAATTATACATTAGATTTAAATGTTATTCCAAAAAAAATTGAATTACTCTTTAAATAAATACTAGTAAATATTAATATAAAAGAAAATGATATCTAATATTTCTGTTCTACACGAACTTTTGAATAAGTGTAATAATGATTATTCTTATTCTTATTCTTATTCTAAAACAGATAAAGACATACAAAATCGTTACATATCATTTGACAAAATAGTATGTGTTAATTCAATAAAAATATTGAATGTAAAATATGCGAGCGAGTACAACATTTTAATTGATAAAAAAATGATTTGTGTTAAATTTAATTTAAAAGATGACCTAGGATTGTGGTGTTTAAATGTCAATTATGATAAATATAAAGATATTATTATGAAATTTACAATTTAACAATTTCAACATTAGATATAGATTGAAAGTATTTAACTAGAGGGTCATTTTTATAATCATTGAAATAATTAATTTTTTTAATTCCAGCCGCACATAACATTTTCATACAATGAATACATGGATAATGTGTAATAAAAGCTTCACAATTGTCGCTACTAACCCCTCGTTTAGCACAATCAGTAATTGTATTTTGTTCAGCATGAACAGTAGCTTGTTCGTGGTCGTTAACAACTTTTGACTCATGTGGTGCACCTGGCAGAAATCCATTATAACCTTGAGCAATGATTCTGTTATCTTTAACTAATATACAACCTACTTTTAATCTATGACATGGGGATCGTTTCGATGTTGTTATAGTAATTTCTTTAAAATATTCATTCCAAGAAGGTCTACTATCCATATAGAATAAGTATATAAAATGAAAAATTAATGTAAACTTAAAATAATGGCTTTAAAAGCATTTATATCTAGTTTAATTAAAAATGTTCCAAAAAATAATATACCAAAAAACATGGACTTAATTTTAGATGGAGGAGCATTCAATGGTATTTATATGTTAGGAGGATTGTTTTATATTAAAGAATTAGAACAACGAGAGAAAATAAATATAAAAAGGGTTTCTGGGTGTAGTATTGGAGCTTTATTAGGATTATTATTTATGTTAAATAAAATGGATATTTCTATTGATATTTCTACATATGCTTTCAAATGTTTACGAAAACATCAACACTTGAAACAATTAATAGAAACAATTAAGAATAAATTTAATGAAATAGTTCAAGATAAAGATATAGATAAAATAAACAATAGATTTTATTTAACCTATTTTGATACAGTAAAAGGTAAACAAGTAATAAAAAAAACATATAAATCGAAGGAGGATTTATTAGATTGTTTAATAAAATCTCTCTATGTTCCGTATTTAATAGATAAAAAATTAACAGATGACGATGGTTGTATAGACGGGGCATTTCCTCATATTTTCAAACCAAAAAAAGATAGAAAGATTCTATTTTTAAATCTTCAGAGTTTGGATAAGATAAAAAAGATGATATTTATAAAACATGAAAAGAATATTTATCCAAGATTATTAGAAGGACTAATGGATACTCATAATTTTTTTGAAACGAATAAAAGTAATAATATGTGTAGTTATGTAAATGATTGGGGACTATTAGATATTTTATTTTTTAGATTGAGAGAAATTATCTATGTAATATTGGTTTATATTTTCAGATTGGGATTAAAAATCGACACATTATTTCCTGAAAGTTGGAGGAAAGATCCATTTATTAGACAACATATTTCTGTATTTAAAAATATATGGAGAGATATAATTTTATATCTAACTGTTTAAATATTTCGATAAAAACTAATTTTCTAATAATTTATAACCATCAAATGGTTTGGATTGAAAAGGTCTTGTTATTTTATGGGGTAATAATCCATTAAATAAATAACAATAACATTTACCATCACCCATATGCCACGAACCAAAATAACCGTCAGCACAACTACAATAGCCATTGTCTACTTGTGATTGTATTGGTGTTTTCATACAAAAATCCATTGGATATCCTTGTTCAATACAAGTAGTATACGATTCAAAACCTTCTTTAACTGGAAGAGATGAAACGAATAGAGAGACAATAAATATAATTATAAGAAAAATAATTTTATTGTTCATATAATTTATTTAAATATTAAAAATATTGAGAATATTTTTTCTTGTTTTATTTGATTTTCCTTTTTTTCCTGTTTTACTTTTTTTTCCTGTTTTACTTTTTTTTCCTGTTTTACTTTTTTTTCCTGTTTTACTTTTTTTATTTTCTTTTTCTTCATGTTTTTCAAATGGAATATAA